CGCCGCGATGGTGCGCGCCGATGAAGAACTGTCCGATCTCCTCCACATCCAGGATCACCTGCGGCTCATCACCAATCGGTCGACCAAGGCCGTCCTAAAGGTTCTTGCCGCCGACAGCCGCACGGTGGCGGGCAAGAAGGCCAGCCGGGTGCTGGTCGACGAGCTGTGGTTGTTCGGCGAGATGCCGAACGCCGACGCCATGTTCGGCGAAGCGACCGGCGGGCAGATCGGCCGGCCCGAGGGATACAACCTCTTCCTGACGACGCAGTCGGACAAGCCGCCGGCCGGCGTGTTCAAGGAGAAGCTGGCCTACGCCCGCGACGTGCGCGACGGCGTCATCGCCGACCCAAAGTTCCTGCCGGTGCTGTACGAGTTCCCGGTGGAGATGCTGAAGGCGGACGAGCATCTCGACCCCGCCAACTTCTACCTCACCAACCCGAATATGGGGTTGTCGGTGCGGCAGAGCTGGCTGGAGAGCGAGTTCGCGAAGGTCGCCAACGGCGAGGACGGCTCAAAGGCGATCTTCTACGCCAAGCATCTCAACGTCGAGATCGGCATCGGCCTCCGCGTCAACGCCTGGACGGGGGCCGCCTACTGGCTGAATTCCGTCGCGCCGATCGCGCTGTGGGACGGAACGCTCGCGCAGATGCTGGAGATCTGCGAGGTGGTGGTGGCCGGCGCCGACGGCGGCGGGCTCGATGACCTGTTCGGGCTCGGCCTGATCGGCCGGCACAAGGTCACGAAGCAGTGGCTGGCGTGGTGCCGGGCTTGGGCCCAGCTCGACGTCTTCGAGCGGCGGAAGGACATCGTCAGCCGGCTCGGCGACTTCGAGCGCGACGGCGACCTGATCCGCTGCGTCGATCCCACCGCCGATGTCGTGGGCGTCGCCGACATCCTGGAGCAGGTTCGCGACGCCGGGCTGTTTCCGGAGGAGTTCGCGATCGGGTGCGATCCGATCGGCATAACCGCGCTGCTCGAAGAGCTGGCGCGCCGCGAGTTCTCCGACAAGCAGATCGTCGCGGTGCCTCAGGGCTTCCGATTGAACGGTGCGATCGAGGGTTCGGCTCGAAAGCTGAAGGACGGCACGATGGTGCACGCCAACCAGCCTCTGATGGACTGGTGCGCGGGCAACGCCAAGGCCGAGCAGCGGGGGAACGCCGTGCTCATCACCAAGCAGATCGCCGGCAAGGCGAAGATCGACCCCCTGATCGCGCTGTTCAACGCCGTGCAGCTCATGACGCGCAACCCCGAGGGCACGGGCAACGTCGCCGACTGGATTGCGAGCTTCGCATGAACGGCTACCAACTTTCTACAGAAGCGGCGGCGGCCGAAGCGCGGTGGGAGCGAAGCCGCGCGACCTCTATCGAACGTAAGGCGTATCCTCCGGTGACCTATCCGGGGTTCGCGCCGGGCCAGCAGGACGGCAGCAACGTCCGCACCGGGCACGTCACCACCGAGCAGTACCGGGACAGCTCGGTCGCGGTGCAGGAGGCGGCGACCGGCCAATCGGCGACGTGGGCGTGCGTCAGCTTCTGGGCGGGCAACATCGCGTCGCTGCCGATCACGGTTCAGCGCGGTGGGCCCGGCGGCGTGCCGGTCGAGGACACGGGGCACCCGCTCTACTGGCTGCTGCACGACAGCCCGAATTACGACCAGTCGGCCTACGACTTCTGGGAGTTCATGGTCGCCAGCATCGAGCTGCGCGGCAACGCCTACGCCGAGATGGTGAAGAGGGATGACGGGTTCATCATCTCGCTGAACGCGGTGCCGCCTCAGCTCATGTCGGTCTCGCGGGATACGTCGGGCGCTTTGCAATACCGCTGGCGCGACGACGCCGGCGACCACCTCGTGCGGCAGGAGAACATGCTGCACATTCGCGGTTTCGGCGGTGGGCCGCTCGGCGGCGTATCGCCGCTGGCGGTGTGTCGGCGGACCTTCGGTGTCGCGCTCGCCGCCGAGCGCGCGGCGGCCGCCATGTTCGACAATGGCGTCCGGCCGACCGGCACGCTGTCGACCGATGCGAAGCTGACGCTTGAGCAGCGCCAAGACTTCGAGCGGCGCCTGCAAGAGCGGTTCGTCGGCGCGATGAACGCCGGCCGACCGATGTTGCTCGACGGCGGGCTGAAGTGGGAAGCCATCTCGATCGATCCGCACGACGCGGAGATGTTGGATAGCCGGCGGTTCTCGGTCGAGGACATCTGCCGGGTGTTCGAGGTCGATCCTCACCTCGTCGGGCAGACGCAGGGCAATACCGCGCTGGGCTCCAGCATCACCGAGCAGACGCTTTCAGTGCTGAAGTTCAAGCTGCGGAAGCGGCTGAAGCGAATTGAGGGCGCGCTGTCGAAGCAGTTGCTGACGCGCGCCGACCGATCGAACGGCGTGGCAATCCGGTACAACCTCGAAGCCTTCCTGCGCGCCGACAGCGCGGGACGGTCGACCTTCTACCAGTCCGCCCTCACGTCCGGCTGGATGACGATCAACGAGGTCCGCGCGCTGGAGGGGCTGCCCCCGGTGCCGGGTGGCGATGTTCCTCGGATGCAGATGCAGAACGTGCCCATCACCGAGGCGGGGCAAGACATCGGAGGATCGAATGTCCGCTGATCATTCTTACCCTATGCCGAGCGTCGATGAAGTTCTCCGGGGCGAGACGCGTTGCGGCGTGGCGCGCCCGGCCGCGTCCGTGGTCGATGATGACGACGGCACCGTCGAGCGCGTCCATCGTCACCCGTTCGCTTCGGTCGACGTTCCCGCGTCGCCATCGGCGTCCACGCGCACGGCAGCAGAGCGCCTGAAAGCCGCGCGAGCGGCTGTGCTGCTCGCGAAAGCCGCCGCTGAGCGCGCGGCGGACGCGCTCGACGAGGCCAACATCGCGGCGGCGGACGCGCTCGTCGCATTTCATGACGCGATCGACCGGGAGTTCCTATCGTGAACGAACTCGACTTCGCCCTGGATGTGAAGACGATCGATGCCGATGGCGCGATTGAGGGTCTGGCGGCCGGCTATGGCAATCTCGATCACGGTGGCGACGTCATGCTCGCGGGCGCGGCCACGAAGTCGCTCGACGGTCGCGCCGCGTTGCCGATGCTGCTGTTCCACGACCAGAAGCGGCCGGTGGGCGCGTGGCGCGAGTTCACGGAGACGCCGGACGGCTTGCTCGTCAAAGGACGGTTCGCGATGTCGGCGGCGGCGGGGCGCGAGGCGCACGCGATGGCGAAGGACGGTGCCTTCGGCGGCTTGTCGATCGGCTACCGCTCGCTGCGCGACAAGATGGTCGGCAAGGCGCGCCATCTCGTCGAGGTGGCGCTGCATGAGATCAGCCTCGTGACGATCCCGATGAACGGCAAGGCGCTCATCACGAGCGTCAAGTCGATCGGGGACGCGAGGGACAAGCTGCAAGCCGGGGACCGGCTGACAGACCGGGACTTCGAGACCTTCTTCAAGGCTCTCGGGCTCTCGAACGCCGAGGCTGAGCGCGCCGTGCGCATCAACCTCAAGGGCCAGGGGGAACCTGGCGGCACGGCCGACGACGACGCGCGAGCCTTCCTGGAGGCTATGCGCGGCTGATCTTCAATCGGGCTTCCACGCCGTGAGGCGTCGACCCTCCCATAGATGGACTTTCCATATGACGACGGAAACGAAGTCGGTGGCCGAGCTGGCCGCCGAGACCAAGGCGCTGTTCGAGAAGAAGCACGACGAGGTGAAGGCCATCGCCGAGAAGGCGCTCGCCGAAGCCACGAAGGGCATCCCCATGGCGGAGAGCGCCAAGGAGGTCGCCGACACCGCGCTCACCGGCATGAACGAGCTGAAGTCGCTGCTCAACGATCTGGAGCAGAAGGCGGCGCGGCGCGGCGTCGATGTCGAGCAGGCCCCGTCGATCGGCCAGCAGTATATCGACAGCGACGACTACAAGTCGGCATTCGCCAACGGCGCACGGCAGGGCCAGAACGTCGGCATTGAGGTGAAGACGATCACCTCGCTGTCCACCAACGCCGACGGCTCCGCCGGCGCGATGGTGCGCGCCGAGCGTGTGCAGTCGCCGCTGATGCGGCTACCGGATCGCCGGCTCACCGTCCGCAGCCTCATCGCGCCGGGCAACACGTCGTCCAGCTCGATCGAGTACGTCCGCGAGTCCGGCTTCACGAACAACGCCGGCATGGTGGCGGAGGGCACGCTCAAGCCGCAGTCCGATCTGAAGCTGGAGCTGAAGAACGCGCCCGTGCGCAAGATCGCGCACTGGTTCCTCGCCTCGGCGGAAATTCTCGCCGACGCGCCCGGCCTGCGGTCAATGATCGACCATCGCCTCGCCTACGGCCTCGCCTTCGTCGAGGATGTCCAGTTGCTGAAGGGCGACGGCACAGGGCAGAACCTCGCCGGCATCAAGCCGCAGGCGTCTGCCTATGCGGTCCCGGCGGGCCTTACCGGGTTCGCGGCGCCGACGATGATCGACAAGCTGCGCATCGCCCAGCTCCAGGTCGCGCTCGCGCTCTATCCGGCCGACGGCCAGGTGCTGCACCCGATCGACTGGGCGGTCATCGAGATGCAGAAGGACGGCCAGGGCCGCTACCTGATCGGCAACCCGCAGGGGACGCTCTCGCCCACGCTGTGGGGCCTGCCCGTGGTCACCACCATGGCGCAGACGGTCGGCGACTTCACCGTCGGCGCGTGGAAGATGGGCGCGCAGCTCTTCGACCGCGAGCAGTCGGGCGTGCTGGTCTCGACCGAGGACGGTGACAACTTCCGCCGCAACATGGTGACGATCCTCGCCGAGGAGCGGCTCGCGCTGGCGGTCTACCGCAACGAGGCGTTCGTCGACGGCAAGTTCGCCAACGCGTGATGACGAGCGGGGCGGGCTACGGCCCGCTACCGCCAACGGGAGCCAGCCATGGCCACGAAGACCTATACGGTTCACCGCAGCATGCACGGTGACGGCCGGGACTATGAACCCGGCGACACGCGCGAACTGGACGAGATCGACGCTGCGGCGCTTGTCGAGTCCGGCGCCCTTTCGCTCGAAGGCGAAGATCCGCGTGTCCGCGAGCCGGCGGTGCGCAACACCTTCGGCAAAGCCGAGCCCACCGGCCATCTGGCGACCGTGAATGCCACCAGCGACGAGCGTGCGCCCGGCGCTCGCGGGCGCGCGAAGGCCGCTGTGGCCGCGCCCGAGCCGGCCGCCTCGGCCTGACCAGTTCGGCGGCGGCCGTTCCCCCTTCGGCCGCCGCCGAAACCCTATGCGGAGACCTGTCCCATGAAGACGAAGACCCTCATCCTTCTCAGCGTCATGGCCTGCGCAATGGCCGCCCCGCCTGCGGCTGCACAGTCGGTCGCCAACGGTGGATACCGGACCTCTACCGACACCGTCGTGCAGGGCGCCTCCACTGACATCGGCGTAAGCGTCACGGCGAACACGTCTGCCACTCTGACGGCGGCGAACCCGGCCCGGCGCGGCTTTTCGGTCCAGAACCAGACGTCGGGCGCGTGCTACTTGTCGGGCCTCGCGACGGCCACCGCCGACTTCCACAGCCTGCTTATCCCGGCCGGCAGCCTCTACGAAAGCAAGGACAGCCACGTCGGCACCGGCGCGCTGTCCGTCATCTGCTCGGCCGCAGGCGGGGTCTACGGCCGCCAGTGGTGAATTCCGGCTGACGCCGTCTCCAAACCATCGACACGAGGTTTCGCCATGCCCCTTTTTGGTCTCGGTGGCGGTAGCGCCAACATCGATAGCCCGGCGCTCGACGCCGCGCTCGCCAACCGCTCCCCCGCGCAGCTCCGCGCCGCCGGCGTCGTCCCGACCGCCGACGGTGTGCCGGCCGCCTTCCCGCTCGGCCTCGCCGCCGCCCCTGCGACGCGGAACCTCAAGACGGCCGGGCCGCCCATCTCCAATCTGTCGGCGACGTTGAGCGTCCTCGACTACCTCATCGTCCCGCGCGTGCTGTTCACGAAGAGCAGCACGATCGAGATCGAGAGCTACTGGCAGAACCAGGAAACGACGAGCGGCAACAACGCGACGATCAACATCCGCATGTCGGAGGCCGGTTTCCAACCGGTCGGCAACGGCAACGGCAACCCGCTGGTGCTCAATGCCGCGCTGGGCATCGGCACCGCGATCGTCCGCACTTCCGTCCGCTTCCTCAACGACCTGCACGCCCAGGTGGCGGGTCACACCGCGACAACGGGCGCGGGGCCGGCGGGCACGGGCAACATCAGCTTCTCGACGTGGGACTTCGAGAACTTCGACATGGAGATCGTGTTCGCCGGCAACGCCTCGGGCGCCACCGCCGGCAAGGCGCTCACGTTCCTCGGTGCAACCGTCAAGGTGGTGAACTGACATGCAGACCTCCCCTCTCGCCACCCGCTTCGCCGACAAGAGCGGCTTCCTGTCCGTCTATTCGGACGGCACCAACTGGTACGGCGTCGAGCCGGCCGATCTGATGCAGGTGACGATGCCCGCGGGCGTCACCAACGACCCGCAGGGCGTCGTCAAGCAGATCATGGGCGGCGGCACCACCATCGCGATCGGCGCGAAGGCGGTGGGCCTGTGCGTGGGTTCCAGCGCCGGCATCGCGGGCGCGGCGGCCGGCTTCACCGGCGGCGCGGACCAGCCCGGCGCGTTCGGGACGCTGCGTCTCCACGACAGTCGCGTGCTGTGGTCGGACATCGAGACGAGCCAGGGCGTCTATGACCCCACCGCCGTCGCGCGGCTCGATGCCCAGGTCGCGGCCGCCGTCGCGAAGGGGATGGATATCCTCTATCCGATGTATTCGGTGCCGCTGTGGGCATCGGGCACGTCGAGCCGCTTCAACCCGCCGACGAACATGGCCTTCGTGTCCAACTATGTGACGTGGCTGCTCAACCGCTACGGCTCGAAGATCACGCATATCGAGGGCTGGAACGAGCCCAACGTCTCGGGTTCGTGGCTCGGCACGATGGCGCAGCTCGTCGCCTACCAGAAGGCGATTTACACCGCCGCCAAGGCCGCCGCGTCCCCACCGCTGGTCGTCAGCCCGCAATGCACGTTCCAGAGCGGGATCGGCCTCACGATCACGGGCGTGACGAACGACGCACTGACGCTGGTGGGCTACCTTCAGGCCGCGCAGTCCGACAGCGGTAGCTCGACCAACAGCTACTGCGACATCATCGGCTACCACCCCTACGCGCAGCAGACGAACCTCCAGTTCGATCGTGGTTGCGTCGAGCAGGTGATCCTCGCGCGCAACGCCAACGCGGCCGGTATGCCGATCTGGATGACCGAGATCGGCGCGGCGACGACGAGTCTGCGGTCGACCGAGGAGATGCTGGCCTACTGCTTCGGGCGCTCGATCGCGCGCGTCATCATCTATGACTGGTATCTGCCCGGCGGCACGAACCAGCACATGGATCTGCGCTCGATCATCACGCCCGCGCAATTCGATGCGCTGGCGACGAAGTACCAGGGCAAGACGATGCAGGCGCTTAATACCTACCGGACGGCGAACAACAACGCCGGCGGGCAGCCCATGGTGCGCGGCGGCCGGCTGGGCGTCGTGCTGGGCGGCGTCGGCTCGATCGTCTGAGGAGATGGTAATGCGCCAGCTTCGTGATGCGATCGCCGCCGCCCTGCTGGTCGTCGGCACCGTCTTCGCGCTCGGCTATGGCTGGGCGTTCGAACCCGCGACCGCCGCCACCGTCACCCGCAGCGATCAGCAGCTCTACGCCAAGGGCTGTTGGGGCGCCTACGCGCAGCCGTGGGGCGCGGGGGCGCTCAAGCGCGGTGTCGACTATGCCGACACGATCACGATCAGCGAGAGCGCCTTCCCGGCCTCGACCAGCATCGCCTGGTACTGGCCGACGAAGACGCCGACCGGCGTAGGCGTCTATGCCTACAACGCGATCGGGCTCGGCGACTATGACGGCGGCCCGGTGCAGGGGTGCTTCGCGCCCCGGCAGGTGAAGGCGGTCGGCACGCTGAAGCTGGCCTATTCGACGAGCTGGTCGACCGCGCTCGGCGA